TGTGGTCTACTTCTTGGTCGCGCTTTAACTTCTTGCCAGTAGCTTTCTTGAAATCAAGGCGTGCTTTATTGGTAGATGTAGTTTCAGTAGTGCCATCTTTTTTCTTACGCTTGATGACGTAAATAGGACGACCACCATTTTGCTTGCTACCCTTGTAAGGTCCAAAAATTTTCATTTTATCTCCGTTGCTTTTGCATCTGGTCCGAGTTCAAATACATCATAACCACCTTCATTATTATTTATTAACTCCTGAAAGAAAGCAATTGCACTTTCTTCCGAGTCCGTTCCTACTTCGCCTACGTATCTAGTTTTCTTTATGAGTTCAACTCTGTATTTCATTTGTCCCACTTTCCTCTTAGAACTAGCAGTCCAATGACAGCATAGTTAGCCATATCCTTGAAGGTATCCTCAAGAGATTCGTGTTGGGGTAGGCTGTTGTTATCTGTTAAGTTATTTAGGCGTGCCAATTTATCCCATAGTCTAACACGTAATCCATTCAGAGGACCGCCAGGGGACTGGCTTATGTTCTTGGGACCATAGTCTTTGTGCTTACTGAGCAGTAGTTCCTCTAGCTCATCAAAGATATTGGCTACTTCTACGGGGAAACTATAAGGGGTATCTTCAGAGTTACCAGTAACGTATTCTCTTCCACCTGGTATTGGCTTATGTCCAACCCCTGGTTCCTTAGATGTTCTATAATCTGCCATATCTCTTCATTCCTCGCCCTCATTGTTAGCTTCCTCTTCTAGTAATTTCTTAAGACTTAAGTCAAAATCTTTAAGTGCTGACTTAATAACCATATCTTCAACGAGCTCATCTATTAAATCATAACCATTCTCAGCTGCAAACAAAGTTACATATGTTGACTGAGTTATATGTTTAATCTGTTCGGGGTCATCAGCGTTACCATACAAGAACCTAAGCAATGAACCTAGTAATAATTTATATCCACTAGGCATAGCATAATAAGGGTCAAACTCTTCATCATCATCAAGAACGTGGTCAATTAAATCAAATGAGCTGTCAAAGAATTTACCACAATCTTTACATTGATTGTTTGTAAACTCATCTTCGCTCAATCTATTCCTGCTTTCTCCTTTATATATACTGCACCATACTTTACGAATGCAGAGTTTACGTCTTCTCCTTCTGGCAATTGCACGATAGTAACGGGGAGTTCCCTAGCCAGTGAGCGTGCGAATTCCGTGCCTGGTTGGTCCCCGTCTGCAAAGACGAATACTCTTTCAAAGTCTGCAAGTAACCTAGTATAATGTTTCTTCCAAGAATTAGCACCAGGAACGCCGATGCAAGGGAAGCCAACGCAATGGCTGAGAGTAATAGTATCCAGTTCACCTTCACACACTCCAATGTAATCACCAGCTCTGTCAATATCTAAGACGTTATACATTTTAGTTTCAGCTCCAGTCATACCCATATACTTAGGTTCAACTACGGGGTTAAGCGAACGAAATCTTAAATCAACTACGCCTGTCTTAGTAATATAAGGGATAGATAGCCTACCTGCAAACGCTTCGTGTCCAACATCAGGCTCTGCGACTACGCCTAATGACATTAGACGCGCTACTTCCTTTGTTATTCCCCTGCTTGCTAGGTAATCTTCTGCCAGATGTATATGCTCCGCGTATTTCTCCGCCGACTTCCCCAGTAATTCCTTCTGCGATGCGCTTTGCTTCACGGAAATCTACCTTCTCTTGTAACTGGACAAGTTGAATACTGTTGCCTTGAACACCACAGGCAAAGCAAATGTATATGTTCTTGTCAAGATTTGCGCTACCACTTTGGTGTGTGTCGCTATGAAACGGACACTTAAGGTTAACCTGCCCACGTGTAGCACGAAGGGTCGCGCCGTAATGTATAAGGATGTCTTTAAGTGAAGGTAAGTCGTTGTCAATTTTGTGCATCTCCTATCTTTTCCTTTAACCATTGACTTAAGTCTTGAATGACCCAAGCATTTTCTATACCTGCATTTCTTCTTTTAACTACAACATAGTGCAAGGGAATATCTTTGATATCTCTAGCCTTAGCATAGTTGATTGCTTCAACTTCTGCCTCACGCCAGAACTCTGGCAGTGAGAGTGTCGCACGATTCTTTAACTCAAGGATGTAAGACTTACCAGCAATCACAACAACCATATCGCCTTCGTCTTTAGCACCAGCTTTAGTCAGACGTTCTGCCATAGCACCAGCTTTGCGGAGCCACTTCATTACATCTGTTTCAAACTGTGCGCCCTTGCGCCCATTAGGATTAGCCATTTAGTTCCAGACTTTCGATAGGATTTAAGTATGACACTGGAACATACCAAGACTTTTCATTGTATCTAAACTGTTCTCTCTTGCATTGATTACCATACATCCAACCAAGTGCGCGATAAGGAACACCTAACCAATCAGGTGCTACTCGTCTAGTCTTATGACGTATACCATCAGCCATTAAAATGTATACAAGAGAATCATTATCTTTGTCCGTATATCTTAACTTCGGTTGGTCGCTAAATGTATAGCGCACTTCACCAAGTCCTGGTATATCTAACTCGCTCTTCCACTTATTAAAGTGAGGAACAAAATCATTCTTACCAACCATACGAGCAAACGCTAACTCACTACCAGCAGCAACTGCGTGTTGCCACAGCTCCCAAAGGTCGCCCTCTGAATAGTTTACATTCTTAGTCGGGTCGCCAAAGTAAACCTTCTGTCGTTGATAACCTACCTCAACAACTGTTGCTTCTTCATTAGGAGTTAATGAGTAAGACCACACTTAAGACGCACTCTTATCCTTATTGAGAATGCGAACAGCCCAATCTAATCCTTGGTTAAGACCGATAGACCATTCATCTTTCTCTGCAATCCTAGATGATTCAATCTTTTCAATAAACTTTCTAACTTCTTTAGCTGTTTCCAACATAACAAGAGCACGTATCTCTTGAGTCATATCATCTTCTTCTTCACGTATCATTTCTTATCCTCCATTCTCTGGTATATCTTCCATATACATATACTCAGGGTTAAATGATAGCCAACAAACTAGGTTAGCGTTGGCATCGGCACGCCCATATCTATTTTTTACTGGAGCAATAGCCATACTAGTGCCAATAACCCCAAGGGTGCAGATGAGAGCAGGAAGCTGGGCAACCTTACCTTGAAGGGCAGACCTTGGCTGGCAAGGACTACCCATAACAGCCTCAGAAGTATGATGCAGGATAATAACAGCAGCGTTAGTCGCACGAGCAAGGTATTTCAACTCCTTCATAATGGCACGCATTGATGCGAACTCTTCGCCACCATCTGTGGCTATGTCCATTAGGTTATCTACAAAGATGGCAACAGGAGGACAACCCCATTGTTCTTCAAAGGCTAGAACTTCTTCATCTATATCTTGAAGACTAGGTGATGATTCAAATGACCACACTATATGCGAACCCTTTGCAAGTGTTGCTCTGGTCCAGCCTTGGTCTGTGTTCATCAGTTGTTCTACATCAGTTTGATTCTTACCTGAAATCATAGAAGCTAAACGCATAGCCATCGTATGTGCATTGGTATCTGCTGATATGTATAGCGTTGGGACTTTCATCTTGAGGGCTAAAGCCAAAGCCAAGGTGGACTTGCCGACACCTGGAGTTCCAGCCAACATAGATACTTCTGCTCTGCGTAGGATTATTTTGTTAGCCTCAAATGCTTTGAACACAGAGGGCAACGGCTCGCCACCTATGTCAGTCCTGCCTATGCTACGAACTAATGTTCTCATAGCTTCTCAATCCATACCTGGTATTCCTTAGTCAAAATATTATACTCACCCTCGTGGAACTCAAGAAAGTTATCGATAGCTGGCTTAGGTGTAAGTTCAGGTTTCATATCTTGACCCCACATATAATCATCAAAGGCAAGGATGCCACCCTTCTTTAACAGTTCCCAAGAATACTCAGCATCAGATGCGACAGCATCGGCTGTGTGGTTAGCATCTACATAAATAAAATCATAAATTGTTTTATTGCTACGCAAAAAGTTCTCAGTATTATTTCTTACTGAACGCATATTTGCGTAGGGTTCCATTCGTTTCTTATAAAACTCGTATACATTACTAAAATTAATAGACTTGTGTTCTGCTTCATCGCTACCTTCCCAAGTATCTACGTCAAGTAA